TGAAGCACGCTGCGCGGTGACGGCGAGTTCTAAAGCTAAAAAAGAGGCTGTGGCCGCTGCAAAACAGTATCTGAAAAAGCTCAGTGTGCGCGGCCTGCTCTGTTTCCGCTGCAACAAAGGGCTGGGCATGTTCACCAAAGCGCGGGCAAAAAATGAGCCAGACCGCCTGGAAAAAGCGGTCGCGTATTTGCAGGAGTACAAAGCCAAGTTGCTGAAGGAGGCAGCGTGAGTTGGGATAAATGGGTTGAGGAAAGAGGAAGTGATCCGCCAACGTATTGTCCGCTTGAGGGCGACTCTGTAGTTCTTGGCATGAACATCGTGGGAAATCCCAGAGGTTCTGTTGTGGGTGAGTTTTGGTTTGAAGACTCGGGAGAACTTCGTGTGAGGTTGAATTCATCCTTGGCAGACGACGTTCTTGAAGATGGCTATGGCTCTTGCTGGTCGGCCATTTGTCCAGAATGTGGTGGTCGCACCATGCAGATCGTAAGACCCGGCAAAGTACAGTGTTCCAAGTGCGGATAGGAGAAAAGGTGAGCGAGACTATTTGTGGGTACAAAGCCAAGACCATCAAAAGTGTTATTCGGCGCAAAGTAGACCAGTGGCTGAAGAGTATAGACGATACGGCGTTACGCGCGACAGTTGCGGACAATGTAATCGTGACAGGCGGGTGTATTGCTTCAATGCTCTTGGGCGAAGAGGTAAATGATTTTGACATATACTTCCGCGATCACGATACAACGCTCGCCGTCGCCCAGTACTACCTCTCAAAATTCAAGACACGGAAGCACGCTGGAATTGACGTTCCACTCAGTGTTCAGGATGACGGCACTCGTATTCGTATCGTAGCTAAATCAGCAGGCATAGCAAGCGAAGGAGGTTCAGACAAGCCCTATCAGTATTTTGAGGGACAGCCTGACGAGGAAGGTGGTGAATATGTTTCCGACATCATTACCGATCCGTCTGCCATTGAGGATGCCTACGAGGAAACGGAAGGTAAAGCGCAAAAGACTGAAGGAGACAAACGCGGCAAATATCGTCCAATATTTATGACGAGCAACGCGATCACTCTGAGCGATAAGGTTCAAGTGATCCTTCGCTTCTACGGCGAACCGGATGCGATTCATGAAAATTACGATTATATCCACTGCACGAATTACTGGAAGAGTTGGGATGGCGGCGAGTTGGTCCTACGTCCTGAGGCTCTTGAGGCTTTGCTTTCTCGTACGCTCAACTACGTGGGCAGCAAATACCCAATCTGTTCCGTCGTGCGAATGCGCAAATTCGTCCAGCGCGGATGGCGGATCAATGCAGGCCAAATTCTGAAGATGGCGATGCAGATAAGCAGCTTGGACCTAAACGACATCGGGGTGTTAGAGGATCAGTTGACTGGTGTTGACACGGCATATTTCGTCCAGTTGATCGAGAGACTCAAAGAAAAAGACCCTGAGAAAGTGGATTCAGCTTATCTGGTCGAAATTATTGACAAGATTTTTTGATTAGGAGAAACGTGAGCAAACCAGTCAAGCACACCTGCAAGGGCTGTAACAAAGAAAAGGTCTTTCGCGCCGACCAGTTGTATTGCTCGAAGGCGTGTGCCCGCACGCCCAAAGAAGCAGAGGAAAAAGTGGAGATGGTGGGCGACGACCTGACCATAAGCCTGCCCAAGACGCGCATCCACACGCTGGAGCAGTTGCTGGAGTTCTGCAAGGTGGACCCGGCAATATGGCATTGCGAAAAATTCCAAGCAAACAAATGGGAAATGGGCTACGTAGGAGAGGACGGTAAGGCAGCAGTCGAGCCGTTGTATCAGATCAAGGCGTTCCTGAAGCGCAAAGTCCACTTAGTGGACGCCCGCAAGGAAGTGGAAGCGCTGATCGAATTGGCGAAGCAGAAGGCCAGAGAGCCTGAACTGGTCTACGCCGAGGAATTGCCGAGCGGGAACATGCTGGAAATCAGTTTGACCGATCACCACTTTGGCAAATTGGCATGGCCTGCGGAGACAGGACACGCACCGTACGATACCAAAATAGCTGCCGAACTGTGGGATCGGGCACTTGACACAATTCTTGATCGCGCAGTCGGACTGGATTACGACGAAATCCTACTGGTGCTAGGAAACGACATGCTGAACTCCGATGACGTGGAGGGGCGCACCACAAAAGGTACATACGTCAGCACGGATACTCGCTACCACAAGACTTTCGCTGTTGCCCGCACCAAGTCAATTGAGGCCGTAGAAAAGTGCCGCAAATACGCGAACAAAGTCCGCGTGGTGATCGTGATGGGGAATCACGACACGTTATCTTCATGGCATCTAGGCGATTCGCTGGAATGCTATTTTCACAACTATCCAGACGTGGAAATTGACAATACGCCAAAATATTACAAATACGTGCAATTCGGCAAATGTCTAATTTTGCTGACACATGGCGACAAGGGCAAGCGTGCGGACTACCCGCTGCTGATGGCCACCGAGCAGCCAAAAATGTTTGGTGAAACACGATTCCGTGAAGCGCACACAGGGCATTTTCACCATACCAAAGTGGACGAGCACCACGGGGTGCGCGTGCGGATTCTCAGTTCGCTGACTGCTCCCGATTCTTGGCACGCTGAGAACGGCTATCTTGGTGCGCAACGCTGCTCGGAAGCCTTCATTTGGAACAAGGAGTCCGGTCTGATCGGAACGATCATCTATAACGAGGTAGAAGATTGAGTAAAAACATCGAAAGCGTAATCGCCGGTATCAACAAGCAGTACGGGGCTGGAGCCGTCTTCCGCTTGGGCGACTCCAGCGCCCTGAAGGTGGAAGCGATTTCAACGGGAGTTCCTTCACTTGACCGTGCCACTGGCATAGGCGGTATTCCGAGGGGACGTGTCACAGAAATTTTTGGACCGGAATCGGGAGGGAAAACCACCCTAACCTTACATGTGATAGCCGAAGCACAAAAGATCGGAGGCCAAGCAGGCTTCATAGACGCGGAGCACGCTCTTGATCCGATTTACGCAAAAGCAGTCGGCGTGGACACAGATGATCTAGTAATCAGCCAGCCTGATTGCGGGGAGCAGGCACTTGAAATAGCAGAAAGTTTCATCCGCTCAGGAGAGTTTGATGTGGTGGTGGTTGACAGCGTGGCTGCACTGGTCCCAAAGGCAGAGCTTGAGGGAGACATGGGTGATCCTCAGATGGGCCTCCAAGCAAGGCTTATGTCACAGGCGCTCCGCAAATTGACTGCCGTAGTGAGCAAGTCCAAAACGTCGCTCATTTTTATTAACCAACTCAGGGACCGTCTAAACGTGCTTTTTGGGTCACCCGAGACGACCACTGGCGGGAAGGCACTGCGTTTCTACAGCAGTCTTCGTCTAGACGTAAGAAAAACAGGAGCGATCAAGGAGGGTGACAAAGCTATAGGAAACCGTGTTCGCATAAGAACCACAAAAAACAAAATGTTTGCTCCGTTCAAAGAAGTAGAAATTGACCTTATGTTTGGCGAGGGTTTCTCAAAAGAAGGTGACGTTGTTGACCTTGGCGTAAACTGTGGTATAATAGAAAAGGCGGGTTCTTGGCTATCTTACAAAGGCGAGCATATCGGCCAAGGTCGGGAAAAAGCCAAGACGTTTCTAAGGGGGAATTCGAGTGTTCTTGAGAGCATACTGGAGGATTTGACCAAAGTAGTTGGTTAGGATTTACCTTGTTGTGAACGAGGAGAACGGCAAAATCTATGTTGGAAAAACGGTTAAGCCGCTATCAGAAAGATGGTCCCATCACTGCTTCCTTGCCAGGAACGATAAGGACTTCTATTTCTATAGAGCCATACGAAAGTACGGTCCTGAAAACTTCAGCATCCGACAGATTGACACGGCTGAGTCCGATGCCGAAGCGTCACTGCTTGAACGCGCGTACATAGGTGTTTTAAGAAGCCACGATGCTTCCTGCGGATACAACTCAACACTTGGGGGTGAGGGCGTGAGGCCAACAGAAGAGACGCGGCGCAAAATGAGCGAAGCGCAGTCAGGTGAGAAGCACGCGATGTGGGGTTGCAAGCACTCGGAAGAATCCAAACGCAAAATGAGTGAGAGCCATAAAGGCAAGATGACCGGTGCCTTGAACCCTATGTACGGTAAGCACCCTAGCGCAGAAACACTTGCCAAACTGAGCGAAGCGCACAAAGGAAAGCAACCGATGCTTGGTAAAAGACACTCGGACGCGACGAAACAGTTGATGAGTGAAATGCGTAGAGGCTCTAATAACTCCTTTTATGGCAGGACCCACAGCAAAGAAACAAAAGAAAAGATAAGCATGACTAGACTTATGAGAAAGGTGGCATGGGGCTGATGGCAAGCAGGCAAATTGAGCAAATAGAAGAAGAGTTGCGCGTGCCCGAAACCAAGTTTATTCGGGAATTTCCCACGGGCGCAACGCGCGACAAAGACACGGACAAACTTGACTATGAGGGTTTCATTTCGCCGTTGGTGGAATGGCGATACGCGAACTACATGCACAAAAATCGTCTGCAAAAGGACGGTTCCATC